TCTCTCTCTGTTAAACAACATTAGGTATGTTACTAAAGAACTAAGCAATGCTATTAAAACAATCTCTATCATCGTGTCTCCTCTAGGTCTGCTAAGTACATGTACTCAGGATTGAACTGTAGCCATACTGGACTGCTTCCAGACGGGTCAGCCTTGCCGTAACGATTCTTAACTGAGGACACAGCCATCAACCCAGCCTGTTGACCTATGGTTAGAATCAGTGCTGGTAACTGTGCCACCTTGCCCTGTAGTGCAGCGCGTGGTGGTGTTGGCTCAGACTTATAGGACTCACTCGTATGGTGCAGTACGAGTACAGCAGCATTAGTGTCTCGCGCAAGAAACTTAAGTTCTTTCATGGCCCCACGCATACCAGAGAACTCTTCTCCACCATCCATGGCTACATCCATTAGGTTGTCCACCACGATTAGTTCTGGTGGCTTGCCTAGTAGTTCCTCTATTGCCATGCACTCATCATCAAGGTCACCAAGGTTAGGTGACGAATCAAATGACCAGTAGATGTGGCTTGCTAAGCCAAGTTTTTCCTTGGCAGCCTCAGGGTCCTTCTCTATGGAAATCTCAGCATTCTGCTGTGACTCACCAGTAATCATGGAGTAGAGACGCATCGCCATGGTATGAGCATTGGTATCTGCTGATAGGTATAGCGTTGGTACATTCATCCTAAGAGCCAAAGCAAGGGCTAGCGTAGACTTACCAGCCCCAGGCTCACCTGCAATCATGGAAACCTCTGACCGCCGTACTGCAATCTGGTTACCATCAAATGTCCTGAATACGAATGGTAGCGGTTCGCCACCAATCTCAGGTCGCCCTACTGAGCGCGTTAATGTTTTCATCTTACCTCCTTGTAGTAGTTGAATTTCGTGTGACGTTGTGGAGTTGCACCACCCGGAATGTATCCCGACATCCCTATACCTCTGCAACTTGCTTCAGTATCCCTACGGTAACGCCACCATCCCGCTTCCCCTCGGAATGATTCTAGGTTTCCCTAGAAATTTATAGGGTTGACCACTCAGGCATAGAGCGGTTCAGCCATACAGGTTCACATTGACCAGCCGTACCCTTAGGTGTTGGACAGAACAATGCCTTCCATTCACCCTTAGCACTAGTCCCCTTGCGACCAACCATTGCACCATGCTGGCACATGCGTGCGCCAACCTGAGATGCAGTTGACTGCGCTGGAGGTGGTGGTACAGGTGCAAATGCTGGTATCGGTGTCTCGCTAACCACCGTACCGCCAAATGCTTCTGCCACCAAGTCGACTGCGTTATTGGTTACGCTAGGAGTTTGTGGCGGAGCCACTCCCAGTAGCAATTCCTCTAACGCAAGGACATAATCATGCGAGTCACCATTAATTACATCCTTAATGTTTTCATTCAACTCCATCGCGGTATCTGCACGCACCGTAAAGATGGTATTGTTCTTAGTTTTTACGTTCAAGACGTAATTTTTCTCTGCCATAGTCTAGCCTTCCTTCTTGTTATACCATTTGCATTTATCCGTTAAGTCACACATCTTACAGTTATTGAGGTTAGGTATGAACAGGTGCGCCTGACGAGCCTTATCAAATTCGGCTACCATTTCCTCAATCATTTCCGTCTTGTAGAAATCTAATTCTACTAGCGGTGAGGTTGTACCCTCACGCGCCATCCAATACGTTCCATACTTTGGTCGTACGCCTAGCATTTTCTCTAAGCCAGCCGCATAGAACGCTAACTGTAAGTCTGACGACGGGGTGCGTTGCCCCGTCTTTAGGTCTAGGATTACCAGTTCACCATCTGGAGTGACCATCACTCGGTCAATGTGCATTTGGACTGTCACACCGCCAAGAACTGGATTTAATCCTAGTTCGATTGCAGGGATACCATCGTTCTCCCAAATCTTCCAGCCATGGGAGCCAGTACGCCATGAGACCCACTTGTCTAACATCTCACGACCTGCGTTGTGCCACCATACGCCGTTCTCCTTGTCAGGATTGGCCTTGGTAGCCCTGCCAGCAGCACGCCAGAGTACCTCTTCCTGCCCCGTAGAAGCACGCTGAGCCTCTTTTAGGCGTTGCCAAGTACTTTCCCATGCCTCATCCAGAAAATCCTTGGATAAGGGGTCAACTACATCATTTACGGCTGTCATTTACCCTCCTGCTTAAAGTATGCATGGTCGAATACTTCAGAGGCTTCATGAACTGAAGACCCACCGACTAACCACCATGACGCTGTACCACTTTGCTTTTCAATCCGAGACAGGTAATACTTGAATCCACAATCTAGCCATGTCGTGAACGCAGAGTAACTTACATGTGTCGGTAACTCATAACCATTGATTTTAATACTCATAACTTGTACCTCCTAGGTTCCTAGTATCCTACAGGATACCTTAAGACACGCCAAGCACATCGAAGTGCTTGCGTGTCGTACTAATAGTATATAAACTTGAGCCTTAAAGGGCTCAAGTTATTATATATAACTATTTTATATCAAACAATGTAGGGTTGGTGTTCTCGAATATGCGAGAAGGACTTAGTAGTTTCAGAATCATGTACCTGTCATTAGTTCCAACAGATTTAATCTGACCTGTGTCTATGTCTTTCTTGGCATTAGCCTCCGATTCATACGGTCCGTACAGAAAGTTTAACCCATCCATACGGACCGCTACTACCCATAGGTCTCTCTCCCTACGGGCTGTGTCGAGAGCCTTCCAGATGTCAGTTGCAAGCATGTCTACATCATCATGCTCAGATTCCAGAAGGCTAACAAGCACATCCATTTCTTTTTTACGTTGACGCATTAGCCAATCCAGCATTGAACACAGATGTACCTACGAACGATACGAATAGCCCATCACGCTTCTCTGCTTTTTCGTCACGCTCTGCTAATTGTGTTGGCGTGAGAAACTCACCTGTGTTTGTGTCGAGAGCCACACCACCGAGATGATTCAATAGAAACGCGTGGTCAATCTCAAGTGTCATCTCTTCATCATCATCGCTGAATGTTGCTGCTAATACTACATAATGTTTAATCATATATAACTCCTAACTCCTCGAATAAATCATTGTCAACTTGTGCTGAATACTGGATGTCTCCCCACTCGTCAATCATTTCACTTATTATATCAGCCACCTCAATCTTATTATCAGCATTGAGCGTGAGCGTTAACTTTACTTCGTATTCTGGCATAGTACCTCCATCTGTATCCTACAGGATACCGTCATTTTCCCATTGTTCTAGGGCTTTTTCGGCATTCTCTGCCATCTGTGTGAGAATCTCATAGTAAGTAGATGCAACTATGAAACGCTTCATGCCATCATCAGCATCATGGTTCCACCAGTTGATTGACTCTACTATCACTTCCCTTGGTAGAGAGCGAATCTCCTCAAGTCTTTCAAAGTCTTCATTGTCTAAATCCAAGCCTCCTCCTCCACTAGTGACTCGTCTATTACGCGTTGCATAATAATATACTCGTCATACTTTTCGCTGTCAAACGCTTCGTACAGACTAATACCTAGCGTTTCGCGAATGCGCTGGCGTTCACGCGGACCAAGCCCACCCCAGAATCCCCAACGCTCATGCTTGATTGCATAAGACGCACACTCGGACATGATGGGACACTCTCGACAGATACGATTTAAGTATCCATAAACAGAACCCACACCACCACTAGCACCATCACGCTTCTCTAAGAAACGGTCAGAGCCATCATCACCATTTGGGTAATAGAAATAATCTGTATCTATCCCCTTGCAATTAGCACTATCCCAATCGACATCAGTCATTGTAACCACCAGACCTAACTATTCTTTCATGTGTATTTATACTGTCGTTTAATCTTTGAATAAGATTATACATTTCTTGCGCTGTCATAGTGATTGCGAAGTCACCAATCTTTAGATGAGCATCCCACTTTGCTCGCCATGGTGGGCTATTTGAGTACCAAGGATTGCTACTAGCCCTGAATGATTCACCATAGACAGTTTCATCCATGATGTCAGGCATATCCCTGCGCTCAAACATTACACGAACCGACTCATCTTTCTTGCCTTGCTGAGTAATGCGTTGCTTGCTTCTCTTGAACTGATTATCTGTAAAGAATAATTTACCCATGTTTACCTCCTAGTAAGCGTAGTCAAGAAGTGACTGTGATGAATGGACTTTGGTTGGCTTGTAGCACATGCATTGTTCTGCGTGTTCGTAGCAGTCAAGGCAAGAGATACAGTTTGGACACATGCCTTCTTGCAACTCTTTCTCGGTTAGTTGAGTCAGGCACACAATGCAATCGTCTATCTCAGAGGTGACAGGCGACATGACATACTCATCCGTTGGGTCATTCCACCAGTTACGACCAATCAACTGCTTGTCATTGGCGTACAGGTCAGATTCCCAAGAGGTTGAATAGTATCCTGAAGGATACGCACTGGTAGCACCCATCTTGTAGTTGTAGTTGTGCTTGTATGTTGAGTTAGACCACCAGATGTCACCATCCCAATGCCCTAAGTGTTCGTTGAGAATATACACAGAGTCACGCAATTCCGGTGCAGTAGATAGCAGGGCTATCTTGCTACCAGCAGCGAAGTCCTCAAGTAATCCGAATGAATACTTGTCATCTAGTGCCTCGATACCAATAGAACCGAGAACATCCTCGGCAAAGATACGAGTATCCGAACGGGTGTCACCAGCACGCGGGGTGATAGGTAGCATACCGTTATGAGCCAGCACTAAGTCCTTGCGACCATCAACCCTGAATGGGTGATTGTTCTCAAGGGTA